AAGAGAGAAAAATGGCAACCAAAAGTGTTATTCAGATTGACGTTTTAGACGAATCTTTTAAGAAATTTCAACAAGCATTTGATAAATATCAAGCCGCACTTAAAAAAATGCCTGGTGATTGGCTAAAGGTCAATCAAACATCAGCAGGTGGCGCACAAACGCTAAATAAACACCTGGAAAAATCGTTAAAGAATTTGCAAGAATTTGATAAAAAAGTCAAAGATGCAAACAAAGATTTAAAAGAAACCGAGAAATCCACAAGTAACATTGCCCAAAACTTGGCTAATAGCGTTGTTTCGCTTGCCAGGTGGGTTACGCTAGGTTCAATTGGCGGTGGTTTTGGTTTGGGCGCACTAGGCGCAAGCGCAAGCGATTATCGCAGACAAGCGCAGGGCTTGGGTATTTCTACTGGTGGACTAAGAGCCGCAAACGTCAATTTGGGGCGTTATATCAACCCAGGACAGGTTTTAAGCAACATAGCAGACATTCAGTCAGACTTATCAAGAAGACCGATTTTGAGCCGTTTAGGGCTTGGTGCAGGGCAAAATGCGGAACAAGCATTGCCAACAATTATCACCAACGCCATTAAGTTATTTAATCAGGGAGGAAAAACAAGACAATTCGCAGAGCCGATGGGATTAACGCAGGTTTTTAGTTTGGAAGAACTGCGCCGATTATCTTCACTCAGCCAAAAAGAATTACAAGAAACTTTTAAAAAATTAAAACAAGACAGGGATACATTATCGGTTGATGATGAAACAAGTCGCAAATGGCAGAATTTTTGGGTTCAGCTTAAACGATCTGGTAATGATCTTGAAACCAAATTAATTGACAAACTGGTTGCCCTTGCACCTGCTTTTGAAAAGTTGTCAGAAGGTATTACAAAGTTTATAACCAGTTTACTTGATAGCCCAAAACTTAAAGTTTGGATTGAAAATTTAGGTTCAAAAATTGAAGATTTTGGTAAATATTTAACTTCGCCTGAGTTTCAACAAGATATTGAAGACTTCTACGAGAATGTAAAAAACTTTGGTTTGGCTTTAAAAAGCGTTACCGATTACATTCAAGATTTCTTCAAAACGCCTGAACAACGCAATGCAGAATTGGAGGCGCAAGGGAAATTAACGCCAGAAACAATGAATCTTTCATTTGGGCAACAAGCAAAACAATTAGCCCATGATTATTTGGGTTATCACATATCAGATAAAGATGATCCAAAAACAAAAGCCTTTAAAGAGGAAATGGCAAAAGGCGGTGTTGACAGAACCAAAGCATACGAATTTTTAAGGCAAATTGAAACGCAAAAAGGTTTGCCTCCTGGTATTCTCGATATGATCTGGATGGCGGAATCCAGTCGTGGTAAAAATATGCTTTCACCCAAGGGTGCAATGGGGCATTTTGGATTTATGCCAAAAACTGCTCAAGAATATGGATTGTCAAATCCTAATGATTTTGCAAGTTCAGCAGATGCGGCGGCAAGAAAAATCAAACAATTGATTCAGTATTATCATGGCAATGTACCTGATGCGTTAGCCGCCTACAATTGGGGTGAGGGTAATTTAAATCTATTCCTTAGTGGCAAACCAGGGCTTAAATTGCCTCAAGAAACTGCGGAATATTTAGGTAAATTTGGTTATCAAGTCAATGTCAATAACGGGTCTGGTGGCGATTTGGTTATTACAACCAATGGAATGAAGTGAGGATTAAATGAGTTCTTTTGGTCAAACTGCATTTCAAACCGCATACGAAATATCGCCGATTATTTTGCAAAACGGAATTGCTCAGTTTATTCCTGGTGGATTATTGCCAATTACTGTTTTGACAGAAATGTTTGATATTCCAGGAATTGAGGAAGGTCAATTTTTTGCACATTACAAACCTTTGCCTGGAAGCACGTTAGCAGATTGGTCAATAGCTGAATATCCATTTTTTAGTTTGCAAATGGCGGCTAATGCGGTTGTTCAGATGCCTTTAAAAGTTAGTATGCTAATGGTTTGCCCTGCGCAAAATGATGGCGGTTATTTAATCAAGCAAGCTATTTTGACTGCTTTACAAACAGAAATTCAAACTCACATATCTCAAGGCGGAACATTTACGGTTATTACCCCCGCTTACACCTATACCAATTGCCTTTTAACAGGTATCAGGGACGTTAGTAGCGCAGGTGACAAGCAAGTACAACTGATGTATCAATGGGACTTTGTACAACCTTTAATTACCGTTACTGGCGCATTACAGGTTTTGGGGTCGCTATTGCAGAACATTGGTGCAGGTAATCCAGTACCTACTAATATAACTTCTACTGCATCAAGTTGGTAATATGACTACATTCGTTGCATTTAACCCATCTCCAAATCAGCCATTTCAATTTAATCCTACTTTGGATGGTCAAACGTACATTGCAACTTGTACTTGGAATGTTTATGGGCAAAGGTATTACGTCAATATTTATAACAATTTTAGGACTTTAATCGTTAGCAGACCAATTATTTCATCTCCTGATGATTATGATATTAATCTGGTGTTTGGTTATTTTACTACTTCATCTTTGGTTTACAGAGCAAGTAGTGGAAACTTTGAGATTAATCCATAAATGCGGTTTTATAACATTGTCATAAGCCCAGGATTGCAAAGTCCAACGGCTTTTCTACCTATAACCTATTCTTCAATGGTTATGCCTGGTATTGTTCCAACTGGATTAGACAATACATCAGCACTTAGAGTTGATTTAGATATTTTTCAAAACTGGTATCACCAACCCTCACAAATTGGAACAGTCAGGATTTATGGCGTTTCATTTCAAGATTTAAATCAATCAGCAAATTTTAACGGCGCAAAAATCCAAATTTCTCTTGGAATGTCGGCAGGTTTACCTTTTGCAGATCAATTTCAAGCAGGTTTGATTATTGATGGAACAATACTTCAATCTTTTGGCAATTGGCAAGGAACACAAGTTGTTCTTAATTTACAGGTATCATATGCAACTTATAACCCAAGTGCTAATGCCAATATTATTTTGGATTGGAAAGTTGGTCAACCCTTACAGTCAGCAGTTGAAAGTGCTTTAACTATATCTTATCCAGGCGTTCCAATTTATGGATCATTCAGCCCAAATCTTGTATATACAGAAAATGTAACTGGGTACTACCCAAATTTAGAATCATTTTGCAAATGGGTTAATGACACTAGCAAAAATATTATCAAATTACCAAATTACATTGGTGCAAGTGTGGCTAATTCTGCTACTGGTTTTGTTTTAACTGATGGAACAACAACTTCAACTGAATCAGCGGTAATTAATTATTGGGATTTAATTGGTAATATTACTTGGATTGATTTAGCTACTGTTCAAGCAAAATTGGTTATGAGGGCGGATTTGAATATTGGAGACAGCATTATCTTTCCTGCGGGAAGCCCAATTACAAATACAGTTGTAAGTTTTTCTCAATATCGAAATCTTGTTTCTTTTGATGGCATTTTTACAATAACTCAAGTACGTCATGTTGGAAATAGCCGTCAAGCAGATGCAAATAGTTGGGTTACTATTATTGATTGCGTTATTCCTGGTGTAGATTTAACATTGGACGAATTATGAGCCAGGCACAAAAAACCCCTTTTGCAAGGTCGATGAATGAATTTTCTCAACAAAAGATTGAGAATAATATTAATTCGCTTGGAAAAATATTGCCTTGTTCGGTCGTTTCCGTTGAAGGGGCAATCGTTACGGTAAATTTTGAGGTTTACAGTACATTAAATACCCCATTACCCCCAGTAACTTGCGCAACGATTGGTAGCCAATATATTCGTACACCCATACATAAAGGCGATTTGGGAATTTGTATTTCGGCAGATGTTCGACTTGGTGGTATTAATGGTTTAGGGGCAGGATTAGCCCCATTAGATTCACCTGCAAGCAATTTGGGTGCTTTGGTATTTGTTCCAATTGGAAGTGCTTTGTGGGAAGAAGTAAACCCATTGGCGGTGGTTATTCAAGCACCAGATGGGGCAAGTCTTTCGGATACCGCAGGTGACAATTCTATTGTGGTCACAAATAATGGTATCCAAGTATCTAGTTCAACAAACCTTACTTTATCGGTCGGTTCTAATACAATCTCAATAACATCATCGGGAATAAGTATTACTGGTACTTTGACTATAAACGGTAAACCATTCTTGTCGCACGAACATACTGGAGTTACCACAGGAAGCGGTGTTTCAGGGGGAGTATCACCATGAGAAGCTACGGACAAGATCAAAACGGCAATTGGGTAGAAATTACCGAAACGTCATACATTTGGTTGGCAACATTAATTCAAACTTTGCGCCTAACCCAAGGGGAAAGCCCAGTTTATGGAAATTACGGCATACCAGGTCAAAACTCTGTTATGACCCAAATTGCGCCTGATGTTGCCTTAAATAGAACACAATCCCAGTTCGCACCTTATTTTGCAAGTTTAACAATTCTTAGACAACAAAATGCAACGCAACCAAATTACAATGTTAAAGCGGTTTTCCAAAATGGGACGACAATCCAAACTACGGTAGTGAGTTAAAAAATGGCACAACTAACAACGGCAGGTGCAGTACCAACTAGCCCAACGGATTTATTAAACGCAGAAATAGCGGCGGCAACTGCATTATCCCCAGGATTGACCGCAAATCTGCCTGGTTCATTAGTTGAAGATATGGCATCAACCGCAGTCGGTGCGGTAGTTATTCAAGACCAAGCATTTGTTGACTTGGTTAATTCGATTTCCCCCTATACCGCTAACCCATTTATTCTTTACGAATTGGGTGCGGTTTACGGCGTTACGCAAGGCGTAGGCAGTAATACATCGGTTTATGTAACTTTCATTGGTACGCCTGGATTTGTGATTAGTGCAGGATTTGTTGTTTCTGATGGAACGCATCAATACACAGTACAAGACGGTGGAATTGTTTCTGCAAGTGGTCAAAGTGTTGCCCTTTACTGTTTGGCAAATAATGCAGGTTCTTGGGCAGTTCCAATTGGTACAGTCACAACTATCGTTACTTCCATACCATCAGGAGTTACCCTAACTTGCACAAATGAATCGGCGGGTGTTCCAGGTGCGACTGCTCAAACAATTCAAAGTTATCAAGCACAAGTAATTCAGGCAGGTCAAGCAATTGCCACAGGTATGCCAACATTCCTGAAAACACAACTTCAAAAAGTATCGGGAGTTCAGCCAAATTTAATTTCTGTACGTCAACCAACATCTGGTACGGCTTGGGAAGTTATTGTTGGCGGTGGAGACCCTTACGAAGTGGCAAATGCCATTTATACAGGACTGTTTGATATTTCTAATCTGGTTGGTTCTACTTTTCAAGTAACCAACATTACAAACGCATACCCCGCCGTTGTGACGATTAATCTGAATCATGGCTACACAACTGGTCAAGTTGTTCAAATTACTGGCGAAACTGGAATGTCAAACGTCAATGGCAATAATTTTGTTGCTATCGTTATTGATGAAAAAACTTTTAGCCTTAATGTAGAAATTTCAACCATAACTTGGTCTGGTGGAACAGTCACAGTTACAACGGCTTCTCCTCATGGATTGCCAACTGGAACAACTTCGGGAACGATTTACGGATGTACCCCAAGTGCTTACAACGGTTCTTACACATTCACAAGAACAGGCGCAAGCA